AAAGTTTGGGTCTTTCTCTGGTACAAGGTTCTCAATGTCAACTGTAGTCTTAGCAAGACCAACTGGTTGAGCAACTGGTTGTACTGCAGGGGCAACGTATGACTGCTCAAGTTGTGCTTTCGCTTGCTTGACAGTAACATTCCAATGTCCTCGCTTAGTCTTGTACTGGTTTAGGAACTTGGTAATAGTCTGATAACCGATTGGGTGGTCATTGCAATATGCCTTTACCATATCAGCATCAAGTTGCTTACCATATTTCTCGACTATGTTGTCAAGATGAAATTTTGGGTCGTAGGTAGTAGGCATGAATTTTAGAATAATTGTTTGCTTGAACTTATCGTAACATAAGGAAAATGGATTGACAACAAATTAGTGCCAATCCATGTGCCACTATGCTATCTGGTCTATGAATTGTTTTACCATAACTCTGTTGGTCTTCTTACCTCTATTCATTTTCTTGAAAGCGGTAGAGATTGATCTCTTGTCAGCACCTTGATCTACTGTGAGTTCATCATCTGCCTTGAGTTTGGTGCATGAGATACCATACCATTGATCGAATGAGTTGGTCTTGAAGTGTATCATACCCTCCTTACGATTCTGTTCTTTCATCTGATCGAAGTCCATGTATGACTCTCTTGCATACTGCATGTAGAAGTGTCTATAGTCTCTCTCAAGTAGTCTGATACCTAAGAATGAGCAATTAGGTAGTTCTGACTTGACTGCTCTGACTAGACCTAGTGTGAAGTCAGAACCGTTGTTACCACCAGAGAATGTCTTAGAACCTGATCTTATGACTGATCTACCACTATAGATCGCTTGCTTGTATGGTCTCTTGTCGTATGATGACTCTCTCCATACGTCAGAGTGAAATCCGTCTCCGTCAGTAAGTACAACTACATGACACTTTTGGATACCTCTGGTTTTGATGATATGCTTAGTGATCTGACCAGTACATACTATTGCTTCATTGAGTGGTGTACCTGATAGTTGGAAGTGTCTATTGTAGTCCATGTAATGATGACACATTGCATAGCATTGAGTGAAGACCAACTTCATCATTTCATCAAGGTCTCTACCACGCTCTAAACTTGATAGTATATTGACCATACGGAACTCACTAGGGATAACCATTTCGCCAAGTACTTTTGACTTTACATGATCTGGTTTTGCACCGTCATAAGACCATCTACTCATCAAAGTTGGGTCTAGTCTATCGTCAAGCATCCATGAGTCACTTGTGAAAGCATATACCTCGAATGGTATCTGTACCTTACGACAGAACCACACAAGTTTGAACAACTGCTTGAGAGTGTCCTCTAGTTGATAGTGCATAGAACCAGACCAGTCAAGTAAGAATACTAGACCATGATTCTTGCCCTCTGGTATAACTGTCACTTTCTTGAAGATGTCCTCGTTATACTTGTATGTGTGCAACTTAGTCATGTCAAGCATACCAGTCCTTGATGTTGCTGATCTTGAGTAAGAGTCTGCTGACTTCTTCATTTCAAATTCCTTGACAAGATTATTTACATCTTTTCTTGCTGATTTCTTGAAATTGTTATACTCAGAGAACACATGATCTAAGTTGTTGTTGAACTGTTGCAACTCATAAGGGTGTGTGCAAGGGTCAGTATCAGCAGTCTTGTATGTAAATGTTTTTCTTAGTGAATCTAAGAGAACATTGAACTTGATTTGTACTGAATCAATGTCAACCTCTGGAAGAGTGATGTACTGTGTCTCTCCAACTTCTTTGCTAGTTAGACCCTCTGCATTGCGATCAAATGATCTCTGTGTGGTTGCTGTATCAATGTCTGCATGATTCCCTGCCTTGTTGGTTGCTTCGACCTCTGGTGCTTGGTCATCATCTGGTTCATCAGTCTGTTCAGCAGGGGTATCGCCCTTGCCCTCGACCTCTGGTGCATCATCATCTTCATCATCACTTGGTTCAAGTGTGACTGGTGTTGCAGGTGTACCGTCCTCTGACTCAATGCCTTGCTTTAGTTCTGCTAGTTGCTGTAGTTCAAGTGCTTCAACCTCTTGCTTTTGCTGTTGACCTAGAGCGTATAGTTTCTTGGATATTTCAAGTACTTGGTCAAATGTCTCTGCCTGTGATATTTCTGTGATGAGTTGATTCTCTTCATCATTGAAGTCAATGCAAAGATATGAACCGATCTTGAAATATAGATTGATTCTATCAACAAGTTTGAGATCATCTACATCATCCTCGTCAACTTCAAAGAAGTCCTGAGAGTGTAGTTCTTCGTAACCCTTGTAGAAGTCTCTGTTCAACCCTGCATACTTCTGCTTCATCAATCTCTCAATGCGAGCATCCTCTACCACATTGACATAATCATGTGGTATATGCTTGTAGTCTTCTTCTAGTTTGTAATTTCTGTTGGGTGTGAATAGAGCATGACCAACCTCGTGTGCGACAAGCATGTCATACACATAGTTGCTATCTATATCCCATTGGGGTAGAGTTAGAACTCTACGTTGTACATCAAAAGATGCTGTGTCAACTGCCTTATGCTCAATGATAAGGTTCTCAGTCGCAAGTAGTTTGGCAAGGTTGCCTTTGATTTCAATGTTGACTGGCATCATTATAGTTGTATATACTATTCATTATACACACACCTTTTAGTATATACAACCTATTGTGCCACTAATTTATTGGCACACACCTATATCCTTCACATAGATAATGATTCGCTCTCTCCTTTATATCTCTAGATTCTCTTCTCAATCGTGTGCGATATTGCAAGTTGTTTTTGTCTCCTTTCGTCCTGTCTAGTTGCATGTTGAGTTTGACATCCTTCTTTGAGTGATGTTGCCAATTTGGAATGTTCATAGTCCTCCAATACTCTAACATTATATAGTTCTGAAACACACACATTTACTGCTCTTGGTCGTATATCTTTACCTGATATACACTCTATAGTAACAGTCATATATGTACCAGAAACAAATGCCACAATACCACACTCAGGTGGACTTGGTTGCATGTGACCATCAAGGCATAAGTAGAACTCTACACAGTCTCCAACACGAAAATCTCCCTCTTTCCAACGTGGTGTCAGATCATGATTACCGTAGTTCTCTGGTCTCGGTGGATGCGGTATTGCCATGTATGTGGTACAATAGATATTATCTATACTATCACAAAATCTATGGATGTATTATGGGGTTTCAAACATTATGGTAAATCCTATTTCACAGGTCTCTACCGATATAATAGAAAGAATGTATCTATGATGCTGATAGGTGGAGAGTATGGGTCAATAGTTTGGAAGTATGAAGAATTAGATCAACACCTGATAAAGTATTTTAGATATAATGATGAAGATAATATAACGACAAAGATAAGAGTAGATAGATTCTCTAGTGATGATTTATTACACCACGATACAAACTTAGGTATAAGAACTCAGGAGTGGGTAGAGGAAGATTATCTGGGTTATGGAAATTATCAACACCCCGAACCTAAGTATGTAATTGGTGTAGATAAGTCAGGTAGAAAATTATATCCAGTATATGCAGATCATGGCAGTCTGTGGGAAGAACACTTCTTCAATGATTTGTGTGACTGTGATTTATTTGTACCACAGACACATCCACAACTCATGTCATATAAACCATTTATAGAACACTTCAAGACATGTAGAAATATACTTCCATATAAGAGTGATATAGTTGACATGTGTATTCAACGAATAAATCTATTTGAATCAAAAGAAACTAATAAGTATATGAACACGAACGTAAAGGATGTTGAGGATGCTTATTATACTGACAAAGAATTAGTATTCAGTCATCTTGATTTCTTTGTGACTAGAAATAGGGATGTAGAGCAACAACTTATTGATCTTGAAATACCATACGAACACCTTGACCTTGATACACACGAACCTAGTATATTGTGTAAAAATCTTGTACCTAGACAACATGGCAGAGTACATGTTCCTAAAGACACAGAGCGATATGAGTTTGCAAAACGAGTGGTTGACGAATACATAGATAAACGAGGGTTGACTGATTTTAGACTCTCAGGTAGACTGCACGATAGGATTTGAAAATTATGTACAAGAACAAGAAAATTGCATGTGTCATTCCTTCACGAATGTCATCATCTAGATTTCCAAATAAACCTCTAGCAAAAATATGTGGTAGAGAACTTGTGCTTAGAGTTGTGGATGCTGCTAAGAAATGCAAACACTTTGATACTATTATTGTTGCAACAGAAGATCAAGTTATAAGAGATCTTGTTGATAAAGAAGATTGTATTAGTATTATTACAGGCAAGCATTATACATGTAATCATAGAGTATCAGAAGTAGCATCAGATTTGAAATGTGATTATATTTTCAATTTACAAGGAGACGAACCACTTGCTAATCCAGAACACATTGATTACATAGTTGAATATGGTGTAGATCACGAGTCTGATATGGTGCAACCATATAGAGAAACACATGAGGGAGATACAGAAGACGAAGATGTAGTGCAAATGGTACTAAACAATGGACGAGTATTATATCTTATGAGAACACCAGATATAGTGACTGAGAATACTGTTGTACAATTAGGATATTATTTTTATAAACGAGAAGTTATTGAGGATTATAAAAATCTTGACATGACTTATGTAAAATATTGGAAGGGTTTAGATACTATAGGATTCTGTGGTAAATATAATGTTGATGCTTTATTAGTTCCTGATTGTCATAATCAACTTGCTGTTGACAGACCAGAGCATATAGAAAAAATAGAGAAAATTATCAAGAGTAATGAATGAAAACTTCCTATTTTTCAACTGATAGGGGTGGTAGGTTACATTATTTGTATTCAGCACTTATCAATGGAGAGAGTGCATTGAGACTAAAGGGAGATATTGGATTATATGGTACTATTTTCAACCCTAAAAATAATACTAGACAATGGTATTGGGTTGATAACGATAATAATATAAGACATGTAAGTGAGAATAGACGATATGATGACATAGATTGGATTGGTACACTCAAAGATAGTAAAATACGAAAGAAACATATAAATTCAAGCGAACACTTTATGGCAAGAGAAGTCAATAGATCTAGACCAAAAGAATTAGAAGATAATATAATTTGGCAACCACATAAACTTCATGAGATATTTGATAAATTTTTTGAGTGCGATCATATACTTCATCCAGATGTATTATTAGGTTATCATGGATATTCTAAACCAACTAGAGAAGGTTTGAATATGAGTGATGCCTTACTAAAAGATGAAAGGTATCTAGAGGTAGATTTAGATTATTCTATAGATCAGATGAAAAAAAGAAAGAATATAATAGTATATAAAGATGACATAAGACACATGGCAAGATCATGGTTTCTTGGTGGTGGTTGGATGAGTGACATGTCAGATGAAATGTATTATAACAACATAACATGTAGAATAAATGAAGCGAGAAAATATCCTACATGCATGCAAATAGCATTAGAAAGATATGATATACCGTATGAAATGTGGAGTCTTGATAAGGGAGATTATAGTGTATTTGGTTTCAATAATGATTTGAAGAGATATGAGACTGACGGAACTGACATACTACTCAAATCACAACACCATGACAAGATAGATGAATGGATAGATAGGTATGTAAGTGAGAACCATGAAGTATAGTTATTTTTGTCCTGGCAAAGCAGGGAAGTATCTTCTCAGAGAAATGTTCTTATATAATAAGAAGACACATTGCCTATTTTGTTGTGGTACACCACCAGTGTATCTTGTAACTCTCCAGCAGCAGAAAAATTCAAGATTATTTGATTGGTATTGGGAAGATGATATTACTGGGGAGTTGGTTCATACCACTCACACAGAAACTAAGGATATACTACGAAATCCACATTTTGACGAGACATGGTATCCAGTCCCCACAAATGGCGTTTATTCTATAAAGAAGTTACTCAAAAATACAGACATAAAAGCGAGCAGCACAGCAACAGGGTCTTTTTACAAATGCTTCCATCATGCTTTTGATATGGATGTAATAGTAAATCCATTAGTTATGTTAGGATATGGTGGTGTCTTGGGTTCAGGTAGATTAGGAAAACTTTTGAGGAATCACCAACCTAATCTAGTAAACATACCAATCAATTATGTGGTTGATGAATTACGCAAGAGAAAAAATATAGTGACACATAAGGAAGATATTAGAGAACTAGCAAGAAATCTTTTTATAGGTAATGGTCACATACCTTACAATGACCCTAATTGGAATTCAGAGACACCTGAAAAATACTTCCAGCAGGTGACAAAACTAATCAATCATCATAGACAGTTTGAGAAAGATATTATAACTTGTCTTGATTATTATAATATATCGTACGATATCTTCAATTTAGACAAAGATGATTACAAACAACGTTTCAATCTGGATCAGGTTTTTTCAAAAACTCATGACCCAATGCTCAGTCGTTATGACTTTGTAGAACCATGTGACATCATTGAAGGTTGGGTAGATGATTATATGAGGATGTATCCATGAAGTACACATACTTCTCATCAATAAAATCTGGGAAGTTTCAATTACGAAGTAATTTCTGGATGAATAGAAAAAGTTGTGCATTTCTATCACAAATAAATCCACTGTGGACTATCATGTCTAAACCAGTAGGTGTATTAGATAAACTGACATGGTATTGGGTTGGTAGTAATGAAAAACTACAAACATATAATCACTTTATTGATACTAGAGATAAGTTGACTGATGGTAGATTTTGGGAGATGTGGTTTCCTAAACCTGACCCAGTAACAGGTAATCCTTTTATAAATCGTGATGATTTTATTACTCATGAAAACTTTTATCAATGTGCTGATGATATATTATCAAGAGACTTGATAACAAATCCATTCAATCTATTAGGTTACACCAATCAACTTGGTTCAAAAAAGATGATCCAAAATATGCAGCAGAAAAAACCTAAACTAAATCCACCTGACTTTATAATAAAAGAACTAAGAAAACGTAGAAATATAGTAGCATACAAAGAAAACATAGAACATCTGGCATATAATTTTTTTGCTGACATGGATATGATGAATCACTCTATAGAGTCTGTATGTGATTATATAAATTCAACTATAGAATTTCAGAAGTTTATGCCTACAATATTAGATGAATATGGCATTCAATATGAAATGTTTTCACTTGATACAGGAGATTACAGTAAAACATTTGGGTTGGATAAGGTATTACCTAGAAATAGTAGTGATACCACCTTCACTAGAGAGCATCCTGACACTACTAAAAAGGTTAAATACTTCATGGACAAGTATCACACAGCATGATAGAATGTATGTACAAGAGGATTTTTTATGCTTGAAGTAGACCTTCGACATTTTCCATCAAAATTACATAAGGCAAAGACCGTTGCACTTCTTGGCAATGGTGGTAATCTTGCTGTGGCACAGCACATGGCATCAGATATATTCAGACATACTGGTAAATTTTGTTTTGCACCTGACTCTGTAAATACCACAGCACTAGCAGATAAAAGTGATTGGAAAGTACCATGGATGCAATATGCACAATTTGCTGACCTTGTTATTGGAATTACTTGTAGAAATCAGGCAGGAGTATCAGACGCTTTGATGTCTGTAAGAGATAAATGTGACACTCTTCTGATATGTCCACAACAACACAAAGTTCTTGATACACTTATCATCCCTGCACGAAGTTATCACGAGTTTGAGTGTAATGCACTGTGGTATATTTACATGATGATGGAGCATATTGGTGTAGATTTACCCAATTTGCCACACATTGATGAGTAAATATAATTATTGGCAATATACCAAGACTGGTGCTTGGACGCTGCATTGTAATTTTTTACATAATAAAAAAAATACTGGAAATTTTCATCACTCTACACCTTTTTTCACGACATCTTTTACCTCAGTAGGAGAATACTATGTCAAACAATGGTTTTATCAACGGGGTGATAAACTAAAAACTTGGTACGCTGTAAAAGATTTTTCTTCTTACGATAAGATTATAGACGATTGTTTCCCCTCGTCAGCAGACATGGATTTACCACACATCTGGTATTATGAATGTCCATTCAAGACATCAAGAAACGATTATAATATGAAGTTTTGGGGTGGTCGTAAAAACAATAAGGGAGATAATAAGATAGATAAAAATCCTACAGTTTTTTTCGATTGTGCTGGTGATATGCTGGAGTTAGACTTGCTCTTCTCTCCACATGTTTTACTAGGTTATGATGGTAGTATTGGTGGAGATGATAAGATAACTCAGGACTTAGAAAATCAGACACCAGCACATATTCCACACAATTTGGATGAAATATTACCAGTAATGAGAAAAAGAATCAATATAGTACCATACAAAGAGGATGAAGAAGGTCTGGTAAGAAATTTTTTGATGAATGCACTAGGAGACGCTCAATGGCAAAAGGGTAAAGAGTATTATGTTCAAGAATGTGTGAGACAACTGCGTAATCATAAAAAAACTTTTCACCTTATTTGTCGTACCCTAGATAATCATAATATACCTTACAAAACATTCAATTTAGACAGAGATCATTATAAAGATTTCTTTGATCTTGATGACTGGTTACCTATAGATAAGGTAATCAATGATCAAGACACATTTCTAGATTGTGGTATGTCTCCTAGACGACAGAGACATCTACCAAAACTAATTGATTCAGTATTATCACTACTATGAAACCACTTATTGAAAAATTCAACGACATCACAGATCATGTCACGAACATCTATTGTATTGATATAGATGGCACATTGACTGAACCACACGAAGGTACACCTTGGGAAGCAGTGCCAATACCCAGTCGTATTGCAAAGGTAAACGAACTATATGACGAAGGTGCAACCATATATCTCATGACAGCACGAGGATTTATAAGAAGCATTTGCATACACGAAGATGATATATTAGCAGCACAGAAAGAAGCAGACAATTATTGTAGAGAACGAACAGAAGCACAACTCACGAAGTGGGGTGTGAAGTATCACAAATTATATTTTGGTAAACCTAGAGCAGTGACATATGTGGATGATCGTGCAATGTCTGACCGAGAATTTTTTCAAGATTAGATTCTAACCACTCATAAGATTTCTGATACTCTGGATTATACACGAATCTTTGAGTATCTTCTAGGAAACCATAGTACATTAGATCTTCAAACAATTCTTCTGGTGACTTGAGAACATCAAGTCCTAGCATTTGTATTGCTAAATTTTGTCTCACAGATTTGTCTATACTCATCCAGTCTCTCGTCCACTCAAAGTATTTCTTTTGGTTATCATTCAACCAGTCATATCCCCACTTCAAATAGTGAATCACGTCGTTATTCCACCTTTCCATTTCAACTTGAGTTTTAGTACGATATTGTTCTAACTTATCATAAACGAGTATTTTCTTATCTAAAAACTCAGAGTAGTAAACGTCAGTGCCAGGCCAAGGGATAAAGATATGCTCATGACTCATGATATTATGTGCTAATATTTCCTGTCTTGTAAAAGGGTCATTCATTTGTATGAACTTTGCATCACCAGCAAGTTTCAATTTATCCCAATGTTTCCATATATCACATGTTCTCCATGGTAATAAGAATGTTATAGGGCGTGGAGCCGAATCTATCACCTGCTGCACTGACTCAAACTCATCCTCTCTTATGGTAACTTGATCGTCTCTTGGTAAGAAGAATAAAGATCCCTTTGGGTTGAAATCATTACTGCTGGCAACCCGTCCCAACTCCCATAAAAAAGGTGCTGTACCATAATATGCTGTAGTATTACCAAATTTTGCTGAATTTATTTTTTCTGCATGAAATTTTGACCAAGCATATATCAGTTTACTATTGAAACATTCACGCTTAGTATACATGTGATCATATCTACCTATCGCTTCACGACATAAACCTGGTAAAATACCAAATAAAAAAGAGGTATTGAGTGGTAAACCCAAATACCTCGCCATTGTATGATGCCACTTATCAGATCTATCTGCGTACATTATATAAAACCTAGTGTATTATATATTATACTTGTCCGAAGTATCCTCCGCCATTATGTAACGCTGTATCAGTTGCTTTTCTTGAGAACCCTTGGAACTCTGATTTCTCCACGAGTATTGTGTCAACCTCTTCGTCTGTCAATATACCCTTCTCAAGTAATAACTGTACCAAACCTTCATTTGACACCTCTGTCTTATCTTCATACCATGGTGTCCATAACTCATGATGTTCATAATCTTGTATTTCTCCGTATGCTCCGTTTATTGCCTGAGTATACAAATATCTTGAGTGCTCAACATCATTGTCTGTTGGCGATGCTGTGTATGGTAACCACTCCTCATCTAATGGTGCAAAATCAACCTCAAGGTCAATCATATTCTTATTAGGATTTGCCCATCTAGGGTTCCTTGCTCTTACTACTTCGTAACTAATGTCTGCCATTGTTTTTTAGGAATAACGTAACCAGAGTGTTGATGAGTATGCTACAGTTGTGTTGACTGTAATAGAACCAAGGTTCACGTTGACTGCAACGTTACCAGCAACTGATAAATCATCTGTTGCAATAGTTCCTGTTGTACCAGTTATGGTAAGATCATCAGTAGCGACGTTACCAGCAACTGATAAATCGTCTGTTGCGAGGTTCACTGATCCTGAACCTGTTGCACTTATTTGGTCATCAGTACCATAAGTTGATCTTGGTGTTGCCTGTATAAGTGAGAAAGTTTTACCACCTGTCAGGTTACCAGATACGTTCACGTTCACGTTCGCACTGAGGTCACCTTGTATGTTACCACTTGATACTGATAAGTCAGCAGTTGGGTTACCTGATATGTTTGCTGATGTATCTCCCTGAATATTACCACCTTGTAATGACCCTGATCCAGCTGCTGATCCACCAACTGAACCTGAGTTTGTCAGTGCTGCACCTGAGTCATAACCCATACATCTCCAGTTTCCTGAAGGTGTACTATTATGAACACGACCTGTAGCATCTGAGTATCGAAGACTTGAACCTGCTAACGTATCACCTGGTGCATATTGTGTGTTACCACTCGATTGTTGCATGAAAGCATAACTTCCAATCGTACCGACGTTAGCATTGGCATTCAATGTACCATATGTGACCGAAGAGGTATTGATTGAATTTAATCTACCACTTGAGTCAATATTAATTACGGGAATGGCATTACCAGAACCATAGTTGCCAGCTGAGACATCCG